TTCACAACAAAAATTTAAAGCTGGTATTGGTTTTGTTGCTGGGTTAATGGGTGCTCCTATAATTCCAGCTCTTATGTTTAAAAGTGCTTCTACCCCTTATAGTACTTATGTTAATCAAACAAGAGAACAAGGATTTTATAATTTTTCTACAACACAAACAAGTCCAATAGATGATGTTAAAAATGTTATGTCAAAAGTTACAGAAGAATTTGCAGATGAAACTGAAGCACAAAAGAAACAGAAAAAATATGCAGCTGGTTCTGGACAATCATTATCAACTAAAGAAAGAAGTTTGTTTGCAAGTAGTGCAAAAACTTTTAACGTATAATGGTTGAATATAATAACAATAGATCATCTGCTCTTATGGATAAAGAGATAGATGCTAAAAGTTTTCTTAAAAGATTTTCACAAGCAGATATTTTAAAGACACAATGGAAATCTAGGTTTGAAGAAGCTTATGAATATACAATGCCTGGCAGAGAAAGTTTTTATGATGAAGAGCCAGGACAAAAAAGAACAGATAGAATATTTGATGAGACTGCTGTAGTAGGTATACAAGAATTTGCATCAAGATTACAGGCTGGTATTACTCCTACATTTAGTAGATGGATTAATTTAAAATCAGGAATAGAAATACCTGAAGAACTAGCACCACAAGTAGATCAACAACTAGATGATATAACTCAATATGTATTTGAGGTATTACATAATTCAAACTTTAATCAAGAAGTTCATGAATCATTTATGGATTTAGCTATTGGTACTGGATGTATGTTAGTTAATGAAGGTCCTTCAACTAATCCAATTATATTTAATGCAGTTCCATTACCACACATTACTTTAAATAGTGGACCAGATAATAGAATTGATTGTGTCTATAGAAAAAGATTAGTAAGGCTTGGAGATATTAAAGTATTATATCCTGATGCAGAACTAGATGAGATTACACTTAATAAATTAATGCAAGAGCCTGATAATAAATGCACTCTTATTGAAGGTACTATGAGAAACTATTCAGATCCTAATAAAGAAGTTTATGATTATGTTGTTTGTCTAAAAGAAAACGAATCAATTATTAAAAGAGAAAAGTATACAGGACAAGGTTCTAATCCATTTATTACATTTAGATGGAACAAAGCATCAGGTGAAGTGTATGGTCGTGGACCAGTATTTAATGCAATGGCTGCAATTAAAACTACTAATCTAACTGTAGAATTAATATTAGAAAATGCACAGATGAATATATCTGGTATCTATCAAGTAGAAGATGATGGAGTTATTAATACAGATAATTTACAATTAGTGCCAGGCACTATTATACCAGTAGCACCAGGATCAAGAGGATTACAACCTATTAATGGAGCTGGTAGATTTGATGTAGCACAATTAGTATTAGATGATATGAGAACTAATATTCGTAAAGCTTTATACATGGACACATTAGGTGCGACAAAAGGTACACCTATGTCAGCTACAGAAGTAGCAGAGAGAATGGCAGACTTGTCAAGACAAATCGGTTCATCATTTGGTAGATTACAATCAGAGTTTATTAATCCATTAATTAGAAGGGTTATTTATATATTAAAGAAACAAGGTAGAATAACTTTACCTAGTCTTGATAACAAAGAGATTAAGATTATACCTGAATCACCATTATCAAGAGCACAAAACGAACAAGATATTGCTGATGTTAATAGATTTAATTCTACTATTGGACAGACATTTGGTCCTGAAGTTTTAAATTTAATTGTTAAACAAGAAGAAGTAGCTAGATTCTTAGCAGAAAAAATGAACCTACCTGAAAAATTAATAAGAGATGCAGCTGAACAGCAACAAGTAATGCAACAGATGCAACAATTACAACAACAACAACAAGGGGGAATGAATGAGCTGGAGCAACCTACAGAACAAACCTAAAGGTGCACAATTATCTATAGATGGATTCTATAGAACTATTGAAAACGAAAGTAAATTAAATCAAGAAGTAGATAAGTTATTTAGTTCAGAACTAGGTATAAAAGTATTAGACTATTTAAAGTCTATAACAATAGATGCAGTAGCTGGTAGAGATATTAGTAACGATCAGTTAAGGCACTTAGAAGGAATGAGATATTTATATTTCATTATTAAAAAAAGGATAGAATCAAACAAGGAGGTTTAATGTCCGAAGAACAAGTACAACAAACAGAAGAAACGATTGTCGATACAACACAGGAGACACCTGATAATAACACTTCTAGTGTAGAAATACCTGAATATATTCCTACTAAGTTTTGGGATACAGATAGAAATGAAGTTAAAGTTGAAGAATTGGGTGCGTCATATAAGGCTTTGGAATCAAAGCTTGGTATGCGAACTGATGAATTGTCGAAACAAATACGAGAAGATTTGGAAGGCGAGAGAAGATCTGGCGTTCCTGAATCTTATGAAATAAAATTACCAGATGGAATACCTGAAGATATACAAATTGATGTCAATCCTGAACAACCTCTTATGCAAGAGTGGCAACAAATTTGTAAAGATAATGGGTTATCACAGGACATATTCGACAAGGGAGTATCGGCTTTTGTTAATAATGAAATTAGTGGTTTACCGAATATGCAAGAAGAAATGGCAAAGCTTGGTGACAATGCTAAGACGAGGGTGGAAGCCGCTGACTTATGGAGTAGAAAATATCTTACTCCTCAGTCCTATGATACTATTGCTAACCTTGCCAGTACTGCTGAAGGCGTTCAAGCTATAGAAGAACTAATGAATCTTAACAAGGCAAAACCATTGCCTAATGCAAATACAGTAGTAGATGCAGAGTTAGATGAAGGAGATCTTAGAGCTATGATGCAAGATCCTAGATACTGGGATCAATCAAGAAGAGATCCAGCTTATGTAGCTAGAGTACAAGGTATGTTCCAAAAGAAGTATGGCTAAGTTCCCATACAAAAAGTATATATTTTATTGGGAAGATCCTGTTGGTGATAGTTCTTGGTGCTCTGCAAATGACATGGAGAACTTGAAACCAGCCTTAATTACTACAGAAGCCTACCTTTATTCAAGAAATAAAAGACATATAAAGACCTTTGCATCCTATGTTAGAGAAACTGATGGCACATATACTTATGGTGATGTCAATGTTTTTCTTGCATCTGGTCTTGTAAAGATGACAAAGATATAGTATATCTCAAAGAACAAGCCGAAGTAAACATAGCTTTGCCCTTTTGGATAACTTAGTAAAGTTTATAACGACAACTTGATTATTAACTAACAATACTCGAAAGGAAACTATTATGAGTGCGACTATAGACCAAGCCTTTATAAAGCAGTTCGAAGCAGAAGTGCATATGGCTTATCAAAGAATGGGCTCTAAGCTCAAAAACATGGTCCGCAACGTTAATGGTGTAAAAGGAAGTACTGTTCAGTTTCAAAAAGTAGCAAAAGGTTCTGCTTCAACTAAAGCAAGACACGCTGAAGTTGTCGCTATGAACATTGTGCACTCTAATGTAACTGCAACATTAAATGATTTTTATGCTGCTGACTATGTAGACAAACTAGACGAACTAAAAGTCAACATTGATGAGAGAAACGTAGTAGCTCAAAACGCTGCATACGCATTAGGTCGTAAGACTGATTCAATCATTACTGATGATTTCGACGCTAACGCTACCACACTAGCACATAACTCTGCTGGTTCTACAACTGGTATGAACTTAGACAAAGCTCAAAATGTATTTGAAATCTTTGGAAACAATGATGTTCCAGATGATGGACAAAGATATTGGGTTGTTGGTCCTAAGCAATGGTCTGACCTTTTAGATATAGATCAGTTCTCAAGAGCTGAATATATTGGTGAAGCAGATCTACCATACAAAGGTGGAATGACAGCTAAAAGATGGTTATCATTTATGTGGATGGGTTTTAGTGGATTAAGTACTGATGGTTCAAACGACAGAAAAACTATCGCTTTTCATAAATCTTCTATGGGATTAGGTGTAGGTTCAGACGTAAGAACTGAAGTAAACTATATCCCTGAAAAAGTAGCACACTTAACAACATCATATATGTCAATGGGATCAGTCCTTATTGATGGTGATGGTGTAAGAGTGCAGAAATGTAGAGAGGCTTAATCATGGCATATGCATTAGCAAACCCTGTTAAGAAAGTATCTCAAATGGGAGACAGCAATAACTTATGGTATTACACAGATGGTGATGCTACTTCAGCTATTGTTGCTTCAGGTTATTTTAACCTTTCAGCAGAGAACTTTTCACAGAATGATATGATTTTAGTATGTGCTACTAATGGAGGTACAGCAGAATCTGATTTACTTATTGTAACTTCAGCTTCAGGTGCAACTACAGTAACAACTACTAAACTTGCATAATATATAAACATAGGGAGGGGGGTAATTCCCCCTCTTATAAAACAAAATGGCAGATACAAAAGTAGATATATGTGCGAGAGCAATCATTATGATAGGTGCACAACCTATCTCATCTTTTGATGATGGATCTACAGAAGCACTTGTTGCTTCTAATATGTATGAGAATATGCTTACATCTCTACTATCTAGACATAGATGGAGATTTGCTACAGATCAAAGACAACTAGATTTATTAAGTGATGCTCCTACTGGTAGGTATGCATATGCTTATCAATTACCAGACTTACTTGTATTAAATACTATTACTGTTTCTGATATACCTA